GGCAAACTCTGAAATGTTGTTCTTAAATATCCCCCCGTAGTGCATGAGAAGTCTATCCTTTTCACCAGGGTCAGAGAGTTTCTTATTTAGCCCCGTTGGTCGGAGGTGTATGTTTGTCTGGGATTCCATAGTCAATTCCTAGTTGTTCAAATGTCTTATCAATAAAGTCTTTAGCGTCTGCTACGGCACTGACATCTTCGCGGTTAAATACACGCTTCACTGCTTCTGCTTCGATACATGAGAGCATGTAGGCTTTGAAAGCATCTTTAGTGTGTGGGTCACCGTTGAATTTTCGTAGTACTTCATCCATATTATGCAGGGATTGGAGCTTGTGGTGCTACCGCTGATACGTCAGCTTGTGCCATAGGTTGTGTTTGAGAAGGTCTAAACTGTCCTGCACTAAATGGTATACCAGACATTTCAACGATTTGTCCAAATATTTTAGCCAATACTGGGTCTTGGAGAGCTCCATATTGTCCTGTTTGTGGGTTGTAGGTTGAAACAACAGTTTTAAATACTGAATCAAGTGACTGAAGCATTGCTGATTTGTTCTTGAGTTCACCTGTGATGTTAGCTGTGAGCTTGCCTTTCACATCCAAGTATCCCTTAGGCATGTTTATTTCACGCTTCTTGCCAAACTTCTTGAGCTGGTTCTTTACATCGTTAGTGATAGTCGCTTGGAACTCTGGGCTTGCAAGTTCTTCTCCTTCGAGGTTTTGCTTGTGGATAGCGTTGTTTGCTTCAAAGTTAGCAATAGACTCATCAATAATGTCGAGTTCTTCTTGATCAAACTCTGATACGAGCCATTCGGTCTTCATTGCTTCACGCTTGAGTTCTGGGTAAATCCAATCATTAAGGATTTCATTGAGCCAAATACCTGCTTCTTCACGTCTAAATTCAAACGGAGAATTAGCTACTTGATTGAGGAGTGCTGTCTGAGAGTATGGTGTACCTGCTGTTGGAGCTTCTCCTGTGTTAGCGTCGTAGGTTGAAGCGATGTTGTTGTACTGCTGATTCCATAGGTCGATCATTGTTTGGAACTGTGGAAGTGCTGATGGTGCAAGGTTCAATGAAGTTATAGAACGTCCTGCTTCAAGCTGGAAGATATGCCCATTGTCAGTGCCGATAATAGCGTTACCTGATACCTTTTGAGAGTCTGTAGCTAGGATAACCTTTCCACTGATGTCCATAGCGTTCTTCATAGAAATCATGGCATCGTTTGTCCATACCTGAGCTTGGAAACCGTCTTCGATCACACCACGACCAAAGCCATCTCCTCGTTTCTCCCATGCCAAATATTTGTAAGGTTTTTCCTTCTCGTACTCGTAGTACAACATAAACTTCTTCTTTCCTACGACACCGAGGTAGAAACACATACGCTTGTATTCCCCTGAGTCCTCATAGTCAAAGTTATTCTCGTTGTCTGGGTACATCTTGTCAGGAAAATCACCTGATACCTCCCAAATCTCTGCGTCTACAGGCTTATTCTTATTACGCTTCATGTGTTCACTAAGGAAATCGTCTACTTCCCATGTACCTGTTTTAGCAGCGAGCTCTGATGGTTGGAGATAGAACTTCTCGATAATGACACCATTTTGTACGTTCTTAGGGTTGAATCGAACATTTGTCCAATCAACTACGTCAATCTTTAGTTTCCCGTCTACTTTACTCTTCTTAGCCAATACACCACCGTATTTAGGGCGTACATATGACATTTCATTGAGGAACAGTGAGAAGTTAGAAGTCTTGAGGTATTCATAGAGAGCACGGTTCATTATCATTGACTGTACTGAGAACTTAAGAGAGTCAGGTTCAAAGCGAATGTCTTTTACATCGAGGTCTGTAGCAGTCTTAGCTACCGTTACTCGGTAGTTTCCAATGTTATAAAAAGGTTTCTCACGACCAAGCTCATCAAGGTTTCCTGAGAGGAATTGATTGTCTGAATAAAATTCAATCGTTCGGATTATTTCCCGTGGGTTTCGGTATAGTCCTAGTACACGAGAGATTGGTTCACCGTATGATTCATCAAGGTCGTCAACATAGGAGAATATTTTATAGTTGTCTATCATGCCTTGTAGTATAGGGAAATATGTGGTCGGATTACTTTGCAAAGTTCGTACCAGAATTTCTACGTGCTTCCGCTAACATGTATTTATCAAGCTCTGATAGTCCTGTGTCTATGTTTAAGGTCTCCATAGCATAGCGTCCAGCATCCATGGCGTGGTCAAAACCTCCTTCTGGTACGTTTAGTATCTTGCCGTCCTTGTCAGTCTCCCAGAGATAGTTGCGGTATTCTCGTATGATATTCACACTTCGCTTGGTAACAAAGATAGTCTGACTTTGTACTACTTGGATACCATGATTAACTGAGCCTTTCCCTTTGTTGGCAGGTAAAAGATTTATCCCATACGCTACCAATTCATCGTTACTCTTAGGCTCTGCACTATCAGGGATAACAAGGACAGTATTGTTCTCTTGGTTCATTAAAATATCCGCTATTTGTCTGTTACTCAATCCCTTCTGGTACGTTACCTCATCCCAAATAAACGCTCCATTCCACTTGTATACGTCCACGATAGCAGTAGGGTCGTTTGTGTAGCCATAGTCGAGTCCTCTACGCTCTAGTCGTGCCTCTGGTGGTATCTCATCAAGGATTACCCAGTTCTTATATATCTTCCCTTCCACTTCACCGAGTTGTCCTAATCCGTATACCTGCCACCAACTCTTACGGTTTTGACGTGATTCAATGGAAGCTATGATTTCAGGTGATAGTGCTTCGTTGTCCTTGTAGGTAAGTATTATAAAATCCACATCATCACGCTTTGCTTTAACCTCGGTCAACGCCCAAAACTCAACGGTAGGGTTGTAGTCAATAAAGATAAACTCCTTCGTTCGGACTTCGAGTTGGTCAAACGTATCGAGTGTCATGTTGTTTGCCTCGTTCATAAAACATCTATCACGTCGTGCTCCTCGGAGTTTGTCTGGCTGGTCAGCACTAAAGAACTCTATCTGACTTCCTGTTTCGAATGTATAAATACTATCAGTAGCGTTCCATAGGTCATCTTTCCAATACCGATGTTCGGTCATTATGTTCTTGAAGTCACGGATTGCTCCACGTTTCAAGTGAGGAGTTGATTCAGATACTACTGAGGTAAGTGTTTTAGTCTTGTCTCTCTGACATCTATCAATCAAATATAAAAGGATTGATATAGTTTTAGATGCGGAAGTACCACCTTGGACTATGCGTATCTTTTTATTCAGACTTGCTATCTTTTTCGTTGCTGTTGTTATCTGGAACATATAGTGCTTGTAGGAGTGGTGCAGGTAAGTCTTTACCGTCAGCTCCAGTTGATTCTACTCTCAATGAGAAGTCTTGTTTCATCTTTCTTTCTGCCCACCACTTAGTAGTTTCCTTTCGTGGGTCCTCCATCTCTCCTTCCTTTTGGATAGCATCTCGTATGTTCTGTAACACCACTTTGTTTATAGCATTTTCCCATCCTTGGAGTTTCATTGAAAGCACTTCATCGTCCTTGACCCATTTAGAAAGTGTTGTAGGGTCTAATCCTGTTAATTCACAAGCCTTATTACGAGAAAAGCCTAGTTCAAGGTAGCTTTGTAGCCCTTCAACGATAGATGCTCTTTCTTGTGGTGTATAGGGCTTCCCTTGACTCATAATTAACAGTTTTTCTTAGGTTTCTTCTTATCCTTCATTTGTGCTTTATTTCCTTTTGACATGGTTATTTAGTGATTAAATCCTTGTAAGATTGTCCCCGTGATTCTAGGTAACAAGATATACAAGTTTGTCCTATCTTGAAGTTCATAGGGATATAATTTCCTTTTAGTTCTCTGGTGATAGCTATTTCGCATACTCTACAGTGTTCCTTCGGGGGTTTTTGAATGTATACCTTAAATATTCTAACACGTTTTTTGGTTGCGTAGATATTCTCCCAAATGGTTGTTTTCCCTACTTCAAAGAGCTTAGCTATCTCACGGTTAGTTTTCCCTTCCGCTTTCAGTGAACGTGCTATTTCTAATTGTTCATCTGTGAGAGCTTTTCTCATCAATTTATCCCTCAGTGCTATCCTTAGTCATTTCTGTTACTTTCTCTTCACCTTGGTCAATTTTGGACGTTTCACGGGGTGTTTCACGACTAGCCAACTCCTGATTTATTCCAATGATGTTTGTTCGATGTCTCTTAATCTCGTTGTTGTGAAATTCAATTTGCATTGTTTCATCGAAACCAAGTGCTTTGAGTTCGGTTATTGATAGTTCTTTGGGGTTGATATTTTGTGGTTGCATATATATAAGTTTACTACGATTAGTGTGTGTTGTCTTGTGGATAAACTATTCTGATAGGTCTAGATTTCTTCTGATATTTTCTAATAGTTGCCCTACGTGTACATATCTTCCATTTCCATCTTCTAAATCAACCCAAGCGCAACCTACGATAGCTTTTTCTAACTCTCTTACCACCTTCTTCCTTTCATCAGATCGAGCAGATTCGAGCAGGGAGGAGATGAAGGCTTTTATCTTTTCTCCTTCTATACCAACTTCATAGTATGCACCAGTATTTCTTTCCCATGTAAATTGTGTATCAAACCTTTCAGTCCACTCCTTCGATGTATCTTCTGGTACTTCGTAGTTTTCAAGTGACTTACCTATGTTTGGTATTTTCGGTGTATCTTGGGGGAGGTGACACTTACAAGGGCAAATCATATCTTCTGGTAATTTTCCATACAATTTTTCAGGGTGGCAATGGGCGCATTCATTCCAATAATCAGCTGTTTGCATATAGTTCGCGATAGCTTCGTTGTTGGTTGTGGTGTTCATAATCTTTATAGTATGTGTGATGAGTTACTTGATAATGAGTCTTTTAGTGAGGTGAGAAGTGCTAGAGTCTTTTTTTTCACATCATAGGCATCTTCAGCGAACCATTCTACGAGAGAGTAAGATTCGATAGCCTTCTCAAGCGCATCTTGGAAGCCTTGGGTGTAGGCTTCGCAAGCTATACCATAAGGTGTTAATTCCCCTCGATTTGCTATCGCTTGAAGTTCTTTTTCTTTTTCTGAATTTATCATTGGTTTTGTAGACATCTATTTCTGCGTAAGGTTATTGATAATTGCCATAACAAAATTCTTCATTTTTACATACCCATCGTATTTATCATCATTCCAACCAGGGATATGTGGTGCTCGATCTATTCCTTTCTTTACTTCCTGAAGCGCAGTACAGTAGCCTTGAGTGTAGGCTTGTACTACTGCTTTTCTTACATCATCACTATGCAATTCATATCCTTCTTCTGAATCTTGGTAGTGATGGACATTGTCGATAATTTCTTTCAATTTTTCCTCTATCATTGGTTGTTCCATAGTTATCTCTGCTCTGTGTTAGAGGCTTTTAAGTTTAATTGCTAAATATCCGAGGGCATCTGCTTGGTATAGTCCTGTTGCTGACACCGAAGGAGTAGAAGATCGCGCAGTGTATTCATAGTAGCTTGAAGGTTTTTCGGTAACCGTGACGGTAATCGTTCCCGTAGAGAGTAAATCAACCCAACTCAACAGCTCTTGGTTTGATGGAATATAGAGTCCGAAGTCTGTGTATTGTCCTGTTCCACTTTGAGGAAAGCCTGCTTCCTTGAGACGGTATGCAAGGGTCGTGTCTACGGTAAACTTTGAGTGATAGTCTTGGAGACCTTCGAGAGCGGCGTTTGCCAGAGATACGATACTAAAGAGAAGTAGTAGTGCGATAAGTACAGCGATAAGTGTTTTCATAATTACTGTATGTGTTGTTTGTCCATTTCTCTCATCATTTGATCTGTTTGCACCCAGAAGTATGAGAAGATGCCAATGATAATAAGTGCAATGAGTATAGTTCCTTTGTATTCATTCATAGTTTCGGCTATTTATTGATAATCGTACCTACCTATTGTACCTTTTGGTGTACGTTCGTGTCAATTAGTTTTCCACAGTTATATCTTCTTCTCCTTCTTAAGCAATCTGACATACCGTGCTACGAGACTCTTTGTAGTACCTATCTTGTCTGCCATGAATTGATACGAGGGTGGAGTCCAGTATTTGTCTGTGTTCCAGAGTTTGATTATCTGGTTAAGTTTCTTCTCTTTAGTGGTCATATTTAATTTCTAAAGTCTACTAATCCAAGCTCTTGTGCTTGGTATTCGGTTGATAATGTTTGTTTGAGTTCCTTTTCTTGTCCTTCGGTGAAAAGGCGTAGCTTACGATCAAAACTTATTGCGTCAAAGAGTATCGTACAAAGACGTTCCTTTTCAATCGTTGCAAGTTCTGGGTACTTTTCAATTAGAAGAGCACGAATACTTCGGTATCTGTTAGCAACTAGGCGAGCTTCCTTATTCTTCTCAAAGAGTGCCAGTATTGCCTTGTCCATGAGTTTTGAGTCTTTTCTACTTCTTTTCATTTAAGTGGTCAATTATTTCGTTTATTTTATTTACAATTTCCTCTGCATTTACATATCTTTTGTATGTATGCTTCTTTTCCTTACCGAAGATATTACGAGTTGTATATTCTCCGTCTGGTTTCTTTAATACAAGTTTTTCCATATTATTCTTCGATTTTAGACTTCAACTGTTCGATAACAGTTTCCATTTTTGTCTGATAATAACTATCAAATGTTCCGACAAACTTTCCGTTATCTATTGCTTGTTTATACAAGATATACAGTACAGAACGTAGTCTCTGTGCGTGTGATTTAGTCTCTATCTCTGCGTTCTCTGTAGGAGCTTCGGGGAGTTGTTCTTGGTTGAAAGCTAGTGACAGCCATGCTTCTTGTCCCTCAAACGACATAAGAGTAAGTATTTCATCTGTACCAAGCTCGCGAGTTTCGAGACTAAGTTTTACACTTTTATCTTTCCGTCGAGAGATAGGGTTCAATTGAACTGGCAAGAGTATCTGCATGGCTAAAATGGGATGTCTGACAAATTGTGCACTTCATCAACCGTCATGTTTGCTTTTTGTTCATCGGTGAGTGTTCGTGGTTGTAGGTCTTCTGGTAACACATCTCCAGTTTCAGTGTCTACGGCCTTTTGATTCGGTTTCCAATCATTGAGCTTTCCATAAAGCTTTGATCCATCTTTACTCCGAAGTATCTGAGTATTTACCCATCCACGCTCGTCCATGTTAGCTTTTGCCCACTCCATAAATTCTCGTAGCTTAAAGGACACGTCCAAAAGAATGAACTTTGGAGCATTATCTTTTGGCATCTTCACGAACAGTCCTTTTACAAAATTATTGTCTTCCATATTATCCTCGATTAAATCTGTCAAATGCGTCCTCAGTAGGGTCTTCAGATGCCTCTATATCGCTTGTTTTTGCGTTTTGCGGGGTTTTCTTGCTTGATCCGTGGTTTCCATCGTCATCTTCAGCTTGAAGCAGGAAAAGCGATTGTAGAGCGTAGCGACGATAGTAAGTTATTGCACTACCAATTTTCTGTGGGTCTTGAAGGTCTGGTAGCGGTATGGTTTCCTCGCAAATAACAGCGTGTCTTTTCTTTCCTTCACTGTCTGCATATTCTTCCACCACAACGGTTTTTAGAGCTGGCTTGCCGTCTATGTTACTCAATGGTTGCAGGACAGTGACACCATGCTTTTCAAGTAGTGGCATCAACTGAGCAATCAAGCTGTTGATGTCAAAGTATTTACTTTTGAAGAAAGGGTTTGTCTCCGTTTTTGAAAGTGCCCCTATTTCTGATTGAATTTTGAGTATTTTATCCATTGTTATGCCTCGTTTAGCTTTTCTGATATTTGGTCTGCAATAGTCCAAGATGTCTTTGAGTATTGCACTACGCGATCTCCGTCTTTATCTATGATAGGTTCGAGTAGATCTTTTATAAACTCTATCTGTTGATCGTTCAACTCGATGGTTTTCATTAAAGTAACTCGTCTAATTCTTCGTTGGTCATTTCGTGAGTTGGTTTGAAAGGATACTTTAATTTGATTTCTGCATCTCTCAAATATTCTGCTTCTGCCCATTTGAATGTTTCAGTATCTTCAAGTTCGGTGTATTTCATAAATTATTATTTCGGCTAACTTATAATTGCTTACCTATCTATACTAGCATTTTGTGTACATTCGTGTCAACTGTGGATAACTCATACTCTTGTATTGGTTAGGTTCTATGAGGTGAGACTATAATTGCTTTCTACAAATGATTTTCCATAATAGTCGGTATCATCTCCAAGTAATGCAGTTTCATTTTTAGGCAAATGCAAAACGTTTATATATGTTTCTTTTATTTCTATAATTTCTATTTGACTACCAATTTTTCTAAATCCTCCTGTATCTTTTACTTTTGTTAGAATATCTCCTGGTTTCATTTCTTTATATGTATTACTTCTGTAGTTCTAATAATTCTAGTAAATATAGGTTCCAACTTCTACCAGATAATATCTTATTTTTCTTTAGTGTCTCCCACGTTTTGTCATCCATTCGTATAGGGCGAGTTTTGTAGGTTATCTTTTCTTGTTTTTTCATAGTTATTTATTTTTAAACTTACTACAAAATGGTTCGTGCATGTACCTTGCATTGTCCCAGCCACAGCAAGTACAGCCATCTATATTATCTATAGCGTCAAACACTTCTTTTGTTGATCGTAGTGGGTCTTTTCTAACTCTTATAATCTTTTTCAATTTCTCTCCCATATCTATAAACACTCTATCCGATGGTTTCGCACGACAATTCATTGCTTTTACTTGGTGTATTGATCCTGGTTTTATTTCATCATTTTCTGCACAGGACAGACATACATCATCTACAGGTCTATCGTGGTTAAAATGCTTACAAATTTTGCACACATCACATTGACCTGCCGACCAGTTAGGATTGAATACCCTATTTTTCTTATGCTCACTATGTAAGTGTCCACAAATACAAGTTCCATTCCATTGTCCTGTTGATGTATCTTTCATAAATTTTCTAGTTTTTTTAAAATTCTATCTATTAAATGATTCGTCCAAGTTTCATACAAAATAAACTTCTCACACTGATTGTTTGTCTTACAATCTTTACCATGTTTATGTATGTATGGTCTTTCTTCTTCAATCAGTGCTCTAATCTTTTTTAAGTTCTGGGTTTGCATATATATTTCCTATTACTTCTCCATCTATTTCGACCATAGAATATGAATCATCATCTTCAATCGCTTTTCCAAAAAAGCCAGCACTTTCATCGTTCCATTCGATAACACAAGTCTTACTGTATTCTCCATCTTCATCAAAAATAATGTCACCTAAATATACTTCCTTACCATTCTTATCAAGAAGGCCAGTAAACTGCATATAGTTGTAGTTTTCTACATCAGTCTGATATGACATAGTTTCATTGTTCCAATTAGATACAAGCGAACAAGGTTGGTGCATTATTTTATTATCTTTATCCCAGGCACGAAATTTAATTTGTTTCATATTATTTTTTCTTTTTGTTTAATTCGATATTCCTTCGTGCTTTTTCGATCATTTTCTGAAAGTTAATTTTGTTTGCAATTTCTATAGCTTTTTTTCTTTGTTCAGTCATATGTTTATATTATAATCTTATTAAGAGTGCAATGCAATAGCAATGCTATAACCCAACCACCTCACTCATCCGCTCTGGTTAAATCAGAAAACTTGTAAGGATTACTTAAGAGTTCGATTACCTGAGACTTGTTCCGTTCCTTTGTCTATGAAAGATGTAGGAAATGAGGGTATTGGGATGTCAAAGAGGTAAATAATGAGAATAAAACGCGCGGCAACGATTTCCTTTTGTCACGTTGCATGTTCGTAAGACCTAGCTTGACCCATTACGAACCACCAGCTAGATATATCAATGTGTGTCTACTTTAGTCTATTCCACCACACGCGATTTATTCTCACTATTCACTTATTAAGGTTCTTTAACCGTCACGTCTTCGTTTCGTACGCTTGCCTACCTATTTAACCGTGGTATATCCTGCGTGGATTTAAGGGTCGATACCTGTAAGCCAAAATTCTCACCCCCTTTGCGAGTGAGTGAGAATTCTAGCCGCAAAGGTATATTAAGTATGGTCTATCTATATTTTATTGTCAACTGTGGATAACTATTTACCAACTAGACCTTTGTACATGAACTTTATATAGGCTATAGGATAATGCATATAGTAAAATAATTTATCAGGGTAAAAACCGTCCTCCTCACTAACGATTTTGTAAAAAGCAGGAGAATGTTTTACAAAAAATCTATGCAGTTGTATTATTTTTTTCATAAATTTTAATTTTATTTTTCCAATCCTTAAAACCCATCCAACGAAGCACAAGCTCATTGAGTGCTATATCACATTGTTTACATATTGGTCTATACACACCGTTATCACTGCAAATATTCCATTGATGAAATGCCCTGTTTTTACAACGAAAACATTTCAAACGCTCTATTCCAATTTGTGTATATGGTTTATTTCTCATGTGATAACTTTCCACAACTACTTAATCATTAAAGCGTAGTTGTTGATAATTATGTGTAATGTATTATCAAGAATAATGTTGAGCCATACCGAAAGCCAAATAGGAGTTTCTACGGGATATCCATTATCGGTAAACGTCCAATTTTTAATTCTCGCTATATATTTTGCCAGTGCAAATCTATCAATCAAGATGTGAGTACCACAAATAATTGCAATCGTTAACGGATTTTGACTGAGAAATAGGAACGGTAATGTATAACATATACCATGAATAATTGCTGGAAACCATCGTTTTGTTTTATTTACTGCCATCCAGTGGCTTTGTAGAACGTAATCTCCAATTAAATGTGCTATCAGTTGATTCATAGTGAAAGTTTACCACACGAGCTTAATATATAAACATCAACATTTTTCTTTTCAAGTGCAATCATTTCTTTAACATTACTAATAACCGTCCTCAGCTGTTCTAGTCCCTCCTCACCTTTTAAATGTGAGAACCTACCCCACCAAAGATAATCGTCACTCTTTAACGGCGAGAGGTACTTTTGGTGGTCTGGTAGTTTAGCTGTCCTAAATTCGTTTTTATAACTGTTATATCTTTCTTTTTCATACAGTGCTGTTGGATAATGTAATCGGATATATCGGTAATAACGCTTTCGGTTTTTGATTTGGTAGTCTTTATTGACATACGATAAGTATAGGGCATAAAGCTGACGTAGCAATGCTTGCCTTGTATTCTCCTTTTTTTCAGGGAGCGTTTCAGTGGCTATTTCAAATGTAAAATCACTTATGCTCTGCATAACAAACTCATTTCCTTATCATCTCGTTGTAGTCGCCACATACATTTCGATGAACAGTACTGTTTAGTGTGTTGCTGAGGAATACAAAGCATTACATCTCCACAATACTTACAATATTTGATCGTACGGGTGAACATAAACGTCTTTGAGGGGTACATTGCTGTGCGTACCTTAGCGTTTCTCCGCTTACAAAGAAAACAAACAGTAACTTTACCTTTAGTTGTTTTACTACATTGTTTGCAGATGTTGGGCACACATAAAGTATACAATCTTTTATTTTTTAACGAGCAATAAAGGTGTGGATAACGAAAGAAAACCCCGTAGGGTCTTCCATCGAAAATCAAAACAACGAGTTTCCTCGCACACAAAGTATATCACAAACAAAAAAGCACCAAATAAACGGTGCCGTTTTGCCGTGAAACTTTCTCTTACGAGATTGTCGCACACCAACTACCGAAATAGTGGACATTAAATATATTACATTTTTTCGTATTCTGCAAGTAGTTTTAATGCGTGGTCATAACCTTTGACTACTTTGTTTTTATCAGTAAATAGTTGGTCGACAGCCTCCTGCCCTACTTCCTCCACCATGTTTCGGTAATAGACACTCCCATTCCCTCCTAGATTTATATTGCAGTAATAGTCTTGTATGCGTAGATTGCGTAGGTCATACCGTAGAAAGTACCCACAAGCCCCAGAAGCAATAAAATGTCCTGTCTGTGCTTTCGCTGGTTCGTCAATTAAACGTCCGCACGTATAGCATTTCCACGTACCGTCTGGTTTTTGGTAACGTTTACGAACTATTCTTTTGCAATGTTCCCATAAGACTTTGTTTAATTGAGAAAGTGTTTTTTTCTTTGCCATGTATTGACAAGTGTAACATGTTTATTGTAGTGTCGTCACTATTGTGTCACTTGATGTGGCTAGACCTCAAGCGGAGGAATAAACGCCTGAAATTATAATCGAGAAATGCCCCAATGTAAGGGCATTTTTGCGTTATGGTATAGGACACCATGTTTAGTATAAAAGCCCCGTATAGGGCAATTTTGAGCTTTATAGAGGCATATAGGCGACGATAACCCCGAAGGGTTATATAAAGAGGTCGCGTGGAAGAGAGAGTATGAAAATCATTGATCCCAATTTGAGAGAAAGAACTAGAAATCAAGTCAAAACGTTCCACTGGTTCCAACTTGATACTTTAGTATATCAGATTTTGACACATGTCAAATAAGTATTTCTATTACTTCTCCCTCTTCGTGTAATTTATCAGAATCGGTTATGAGTTTGCACCTTTCAGTTCCATACGTTTTATTTTTCTTCTTTTTGCTATTTCATTCTTATATTTATGGTAAGAAATTCTTGAAATTTCCCGATATTTTTCTGGATTTTCTAAACGTCTATTTTTCATCTTTTCACTTCTTTTTTCTTTGTTTTTTAAATACCATGCTTTAGTTGTTGCTTTCCTTTTTTCAGAATTTTCCAATGCCCATTTTTTTATGTATTCTATTTTCTTTTTAAGACTTTCTCTTTTTTCTTCTGGTGATAGTTTTACATGTGCTATTTCAAGGTTTTTCATTCTTCCATCCTCAGTCATATGACATTTACGACAAAGTATTTGCCAATTTTCTGGTTTGTTATTGAAATGATTACCATCTTTGTGATGAACGTCTAATTTTTTTTCAGAGGAAGGTACTCCACAAATTTCACAAATATTTTTTTCTATGCGTCTCGCATAGAATGCATCACTGATACCTCCTTTCCAATTACCATTGTTTTTTCCAGTATTTGCTTTGCCTATTTTTTCTTTATGTTCTTTTGAAAGTTTTGGTGTTCCATCATAGTACATGTGTTTTCGGCAATAAATTCCTTTACTACCACGCGTAATTGGTTTTGAACAAACTTTACAAACTAATCCTAAGGGATAATCATATTTTTTATGGTATGGCATATGTTATTGATTCTAACATACGATAATCCATTAATCAATAATAACCTCGATTACGGTTTTACCTTCAGAATCTAGTTTATCTGAACTTTTTATCCATAAACACTTAGTGCAATGAGTGTTAAACAATCTTCCATACCGAATGGTCTCGAAAGAAGGGTGCTCGCATTCTGCTTGCTTTCTATCCCTTTGTTCTCCCCAGTTGTCCGCGTAGCCTACTTTCATTTATCCAATGAGATACAGAAGTGCAATTACGATAGCTGAAATACCTGTAATAAGATTTGAATATTGGAATGGTACAAATTGTGAGATACCGTATACAAGAAAGAATATTACGAGACAAATAGTTAAAATAGTCATAATAGTATTTGTTTACTTGATAATATTGATGTACCAGTGTCAGAATTTTAATAATTAAACGTTATTTCCAAACCAACAACTGAAGGTGGATTACTAAAATCCCGAATTGATACACCAATCGTACCCACTAAGTATAAACCCTATTTACAATTAACGGTATAAGTTTTCCCCAGTTTTTTAGATGTAAACGTGTACGTACCTCCATTTTCAATAGCCCTCCATGTAGTCCAATGACGCATCTCTTCAGGTTTATTTACTGATAGCCAAGATATGAGTTTTATTTGATCGGTGTATGAATTGATATCAAGTTTTTCACCCATAAGTCCCGATAAATAGGTAAACGTACCTTGCTTAAATTGTCCAACACCAATCTCACCTTCTTCCCCTATAGCGTTTTGGTTGAAGGTTGACTCACATCGAAATAATGAGGTCAGTTTTGCTTCTGGTGCTGCGTACATCGTCACGTATTTCACAATGGTCTCCCTAACAGTTAAAACTTTAGGTCGAGTATCAAGAGGAGCTGAAGCTTTTGCAGGCGTCGCTAGAATAAGGATTATGAGGGCAATAATCAAGAAGATTATGCGTATGATATGTTTTTTGGACATGATTATTTTTTAAATTTATGCGCTTTAGTACCATAAGTTTCTGTAGTTTTATGGCATGAAAAACACAATGTTCTACCATTATCAATCGCGAATCGAAGTTCAGGGTAATATGCAAAAGGTTTGATGTGGTCTGCATGAATATCCCCTTTCAATCCACACCAAATACAAGTGTAGTTATCTCGAGTAAAAACAGATTTACGCCACAGTTTATATTCTGCAGATTTTCTAATTAAATTATTAATTGGTGTAACACCCCCTTTCCAATTGGGGTTCTTATCACCAACTAAACCTTTAGCCCAAGGTTGCTTTTTACCTTTTTTAGAGTCACTAATTTTCTTTTTATGTTCTTCTGGCAAAGGTCCAAACTTTTTCAATTTTCTTGCCTTATCCAAATGTTCTTTCAATTTCGGACTTGCAGGTCTCCCTTTTCTAACTAAACTCATCTTTCTTTTTGTTTCATCTGAAAGAGGTTTTCCTCTGTGTTTAAATGGGGTTATTCTTCTGTAAATACCTGATGGCATAATTTTGAGAGTTACGTACCCTCGGACGTTATGCGCGGTTTACCGAAGCCTTTGCAGTGACTTTAGCAGACTCTACGCGAGCTTCTCCGACGTTCTTATCAACGGTGCGGATAGTTACAGACCCGATAAGGAGAGCTGAGATAATGTTTATCAATCCTTCACCTTGTACAGAAGTTACGACGTTAAACAGTACCAATGATTGAATAACTGAAACAATAAAAAGTTGTATGAAACGTGTCGAAGTAATTATTTCTTTAAATTTTGTAGCCATAGCTATATATTACTCTTCTAATATTGAAAAGACCATTGCATTGTTTGGATAAATGTTGGATAATATAAAAAAATTGTCATGGCATACAAAAGAAATAAACCACCAAAAATTCCTATCAGAACATGAAAAGTAACATCGGTTGTATTTTAACTGTCATCGTTGCTCTTATACTCCTCTATATTTGGTTTACCAGAGTATACGCACCAGAACTTCACCATTAAAACCTTGTATCATGAGAAATCTTGCACTTGGATTTATCTGCTTACTGCTCTTTATTGTCTTGATGCACATTGCGGCATCGTTTACATAGCTTCCTTGAGAAACCCAAGGAAATCCGACCTGTGTAGACAGGAATACCCCCGACATTATTGTTATGTTCGGGGGTTTATTTAATTTCAAAGTGTACGTAATCCTTCAGTTTGGTGAAGCGTCCACCCCACGAAAGTCCGATCGCTTCACCAAGTACACCTATCTTTTTCCAATCAAAGTTCTTAGGGTATGGATCTCTGCCAGATATACAGATATCAAATGCTTTTCTCAAACAGTGTTTGCTTGTTTTTCCTGTAGCATATGTGATTATTTTTCCAGGCGTTGTACGACCCTGTGCGTATAATTTATTTTGATAGTCAGGATCACGATACCCGTGAGTTATTTTAATAATAAAACCTGCATTCTTAGCGTCTAAAATCAATTGTGATGCTTTTTTATCAAGAGTTGGTAGAAGTCCCCACTTTGATAGTGAACTCATCTCCTGGGTACTGTTTTGCTTGAAATTAGGCCATAGTAGTCTCATGTATGGAGTGAGTATCTTCCAACATTGTGCAAAGTTCCCATCAGGAGCATTCCAATCGAGGTTCTTATAGTACTGATCCATGATTGCATTGACGTTTGTCTTGATTCCAAACTTCGTTTCAAGTGTCCACGCGATACAATGGATAAGTTCATGAGCCAAAGCTATCGATAACCAATTATACTTGTCAGTGTCTTCCTCGATACCACAAGGAATAATTCCTGCCACAAGTCCTGGACGTACTGGATTCGTATAGCAGTCATGACGTTTCTCTAAATTAGGAGAGTAGTTTAAAAAGACAACATCATATCCTTTCACTGTTTGAGTGTAGGTTGCCATGTCTTTGATACGTATGTCTTTAATAACGTATTCAAGGTTAAACGGCGCACCATTATCTACCATGTACTTGAGTGCTTCGTTGTAGTTGTCCTTTATGTCTATATGGACATCGGGTTGTACGACGGCTAAGATTTTCATGCTACTCGACGAGGACTTACACGCTTATAGTTTTTTGGTTTCTTGGTGAGGATAAGGGTAGGCTTTTTTTTCTTTGTGAGTACGAGTGTTTTTTTGGTCATTTGATTATAAGGTCATATTTTTCTTCTAATGCAGATATAACGTCCTTTGATGTTTGGGCTACTATATCTTTTGTAAATGCGTTTATTAAATATACTCCGAGCATAGTTACTACTGCAAACCCTCCAAGGATATATTTGCGCCATTCTTTCAGCATAATAACATTTGCTTCGAGTTTACCAGTTCTTCCGTTTGCAACCGATACTTTATCGTTAAGTGAATCTAGTTTTTTAGTCTGCTCTCCTGTCTCACGGGACAATGCCCCTAGTTTTTCAGTATTTGCACTTTTTAATTCACCAATTTGTTTTTGGACATCTAGTAAAATCCCATACAGTTTTTCGTGTTGGTCGACTGGCATGTTACGTAAACTGAATACTGTTGATAATTGAATCTATCTGAGCTTCTGCTGTATCTTTAGCGTTCTCCAAAAGATATTGCTTGAGGATACCCTTTGCGTCGTCTACTGCTCCCTGACGTATAAATTCAAGCACTGATTGTGGGTTTGGTTCTCCATCAATAGTTACTTGATAGCCACGTATTTTTTGATACGCGAGGGTAAGGTTAGGAATAATTTGGTCTGGGATTGTGATTGGTTCTAATGTCGCCATATATATTTATTGTTAATTTATTACTTTAAATCCGATACTTACTTCTGCGGTAGCAGCAGCACCAAGATTGATTACAAATGAACCTGCCCCTGGTACTACGTTTTTAATTGTAGCAGTGGTGTCGTTTGTACGTATCACCGCAAATACAATACTTGACGTCGTACAAAGACTGTTTGTTACGGTCACTGTAGTACCTGCCGCCGCGATGTTTACTGTTCCTGTAGGTTTATTGATAGTTTGGTTACCTGTAGTCCCACCTGCGGTTATTGTGGTGTCTTGATAGGTTTTACCAGCCACATCAACACTAAACATACTAGTACCCCCTACGAGATAATTTACGATACGTGAAGTAGACGCCGAGTTCGTGTTTGTGATGGCGATACGGTGTGCTGTGTAGTCACCAGAAGCATTGTTCCAAGTCTGAGCAAGGTTCCACGTGTTGATTGTTGCGGCTGTTGTAAGACTTGTTGGTGTAAGTGCCCAACGACCGTTTGCATCCAATGCGGCAAATTGCACTGAACCTGTTGAGTTATAAAAGCCCATACCTGAAGACGAACCGTAGAACTGCACCACCCCTCCTCCGAGTGCAAACACTGTTGCGTTGTTGAGTCGTATGTTATACCCAGCAGAGTTTGAGATAGTTTGTCCAACTTCAAACATATCAGTGTATGCTGCACCGTTGAGGGATTGCTGGATAATAAATCCCCCACGAGCTGCCGTAGTTCCCGATACTGGTCGAGCAAACATTCGATAGTCGAGTGTGTGACTTGCACCTGTTGTAGTGAGCCACTCAGTTCCACGAAATACAACTGCTGGGGAGTATTGTACGTCCTGACCAGACGTTACGATTGAAGCTGTAGCGTTTTGAAGGGTAATACCATACGCATCTGATTGGGTTACACGGATATCGTTACGATTGATATGAAGGAATGAAGCAGGTGATGCTGTGCCAAGTCCAAGACGATTATTTGTATCATCCCAGAAGAAATTAGCATTATCTTGCGAAATAAGACCACTTGAACCAGCAAACAATACAGAGCCTAATGTCATTGTATCGAGAGCTACGCCACCGTAAAATGTTGCGCCTGTACCACCACCTGCACCAAATAAACTCACTACAGAGCCACTATTACTTAACATTTGAATACCTGCCGATGAAGAAGCCTTTACGTCTGGTGTAAGGAGATTTCCTGTTGTGTAGGTTACTGATGTACCGTTAGTAGTAGCACCTGATATACCTCCAAATGCTCCTGCGTTGTTATATTGAAGTTGAGTTGTAGAGCCACCAGGGGAGCCACCGCCAACAGTTGCCCAACTCAATACCCCGTCTCCTGCTGCGTCAGTGAGGACAGAGTTAGCAGAGCCGAGAGCTGATGGGAAGGTGTAGGAAACACTATCAATAGAGAAATTACCACTATTAAATATATAGCTTGGTGTGGCTTGGTCTATAGAGAACGTTGCTCCAGATGTTAATCCACTTATATCTCCGATAGTGAAAATACTCGCGTCTATAGATGTATATTGATTACCTCCCACATAAGTTTGAGATGAACCACCAGTCGCTGAGTTGAAAAATATTCCATTATCTGTATTACCGAGAAGATACTCACCAGACCCAGCGTTTATATCAAGACCATATCCAAATGTAGCATCAAATACACTTAATCTTTTTTGTGTCTTATTCCATACAAAATTACTATCACCTCCAAATACTCCTCCATCGTTATATTGGACATAGGTATCACTTCCTGCTGGAGAGCCTGCACTTATTGTAATATTCCCTGCACTATCTGCTGTATTACCGTTTACTGAGAGGGCGAGAGTGCCAGAGGCTGTAGGAAAATCAAGTGTTTGTCCATTAGGGTTTGTATTTACAGCACTAAATGACCCGCTAAATGCTCCACTTGCTGTACCAAGAAAAACTAAAGAAGCGTATCTACCAGAGTAGGTAAGAAGACCTTCTGGTGTAGTATCTGTGTTATACGATACTCCGAAACTATCATCATCACCAAAGTAGAATCCACCATATACACCATTTGAACCATCGTAAACTTGAAGAAAGGGATTTGTCGTACCTGGAGAAGTAGGACCCCCTGCTAAAATTGCACCTGCGATAATATCATTCGTCGTTGTATTCCCTTCATCAGTGACTTGTTGGAGGTCTTGAGAGCCACCGCCTCCACCAGTTATTGTGATGTTACTTGTATGTCCATCTGTGTTTGTTACCGTAGCTCCTATAAAGTTAAGTGAAGCTCCTGAGCCTACTCTTGTACCATTCTGAAATACTGACACCCCCCCTGAACCTCCACCACCAGAAGGAATTAAGGTTATACGTTCACCGAGTTTAATGAGTTTCTCGTCGTATTCTTCAAGCCCTTTAATAGCACTCTTATCAAGGCGTTCATCTTCTGTAAGTGTCTCTAAATCATAACGGATACTGATAGGTGTTACTACAGGTATCTTTATTGAAGCTACAGCCTCTTCTACGACGTTTTTACGGTCATTTTGATACTCTGTACGGGTGAGGAAAGGACTTACGTCTGGGAGGATTATAGAAGCAAGTTTAGTATTGAAATTCTTTTCTAAATCTTTAGAGATTGACTTTATAGTTTCACCGAGTGTTTGCACGTCTTTAGCAGTCCGCTTTTCTGAGGAGTCAATCATGCGTTTTATCTGTTCGGAGAGGTTATTTAACCTGTTTTCTATGCGTTCAACTTCTTGAGTAGTTTCACCTTTGGTAT